ATATCAAGTCAATTGCTGCAAGTATCACTCGCACACCAATTACCATCGCATCGTACTCTACATGACCAGTACAAAGTTGATAGATTTTGGAAACCAATGCATAGCAAAGTATGGTTCCAGCATACTTTAGGACTGGTTCAGGTATTTTATAGACATAAGATTTAACAACATCAAAGGGGGTAACATTTTGAATATCATTAAAAACTTTTTCTATAAGATTCTCTGCTTCTTGGGTTTCACTGTCATTTCCATATTCCTCTATATCTGGCAGTCCTTGACGATACTCTTCGGTCTCAAGAATGACCGCATTTATAAGATCGTCAGAATATTCGGGAAGGGCCTCGCCGTCGAGAAGAGAGAGAAATCGGCTGGTAGCGGGAAGATTAGCAAAGATAGAACCGAATCGATTTAGCCTATCTTTGTTTAGCGTATCTTTAATATTCGCCGCAGCCATCGATGCTGCAGCAAAATCGGGTCTAACCGAATTATATATTCGATTAGAAGATTCCGCGACAATGCGTACAGAATCTTGAAACTTATTGAAAGTATCTATTTGATTATGTATTGGGCCCATTTTCTCATTAAGTCGGCTCACAACCTCTGCTATTTTCTGGGAGGTTTGAATATGACGATATAGGGCCTCGGGTGGTGTTGGAATTTTATCTGACATATATATCACCTCCCACTGACCAAGATTCCCGAATGAGGGGACAGTCATCGTCATTCTACCACTTTATGTAGGCTAGAGGGGATATAGGAATCGCAACTTAGCAAGAAACCTAAAACATTTAGCAAGAATCTTAAACTTCAGAAGAAAGAGGAGGAATCACAATGTCAACAGTAGTCAAAAGCCAAAATTATACAGTACAAGAAGTGGCTGACTTGCTCGGATGCAGCAAAAGCCATGCTTACAAGCTAGTCCGTCAAATCAACAAGGACTTGAAAGAGAAGAATTTCTTGGTGCTACCAGGAAAAGTCAACAAGCTAGCGTTCCATGCAGTAGCGGGAGGAGCACCAGAATGAAACTAAGTCTTAAGAACATCCACATTTACGCCTGTATCTTCTTGTATATCATGTGCTTCTTTACTGCTATCTGGGCGTGGTGGTGCAACGGATGTCAGCCAGGTGGAGATCCAGTGGCTAACGGAGTCATCATCATCGCAATGGTCATTGGTGGAATAGCAACAGGACTATATGAAGAAAGGATGAAAAAATAGTGCATTATGATGATTTGCCACGTTTCGCCAAACTAAACGCAATTAAACAAGTGCCAAACGGCTATAGCGTATATGACTACCGTTACACGGAAGAAGGTTTAATTATGACCTGCATCCGAGATAAACGACATGAGACAGCGCTAGAGCAGTTGGAACAATCGATAAGAGAATACAAAAAGTCTCGCGAATCAACACACATTAAAGACATCGTGGAGTTCGCGAGACTATTAGAGAAGACCTTATAAAGGTCACCCATAGATAAGGAGATTATAACATGAAATGTGTAAAAAAAGAAGAAAGAATTTATGTCGGAGAATACACTACAGCCAAGTACCCACGGGTCCGCATTGAACGTGAAGCCTACGAAAAATTGTGCTTCATTGCAAACGAGACCGACCGTACATTGAATGATATCGTGACGACCTGCATCGATTTCGCTATTAGCCAAATGTCTTGCGAAGTCGAAGAAATCAAAGTCGAGCGTCGTGTGTTCCGATTAGCTGGGGAGGAAGTCTAATGACAATTAAAATTGCATCACTCACTACTGAAAATGTAAAGCGTGTTAAATCCGTACACATTGAGCCTAGTCCAAATGGATTAACAATTATCGGTGGTAATAACAACAATGGTAAAACGAGTATTTTAGACGCAATTGCCTGGGCCCTAGGCGGCAATAAATACCGTCCTAGCAAAGCGCAACGTGAGGGGTCAGTAGTTCCACCAACAATTAACCTTAAGCTATCGAACGGACTTATCGTTGAGCGAAAAGGAAAGAACAGCGACCTGAAGGTGACAGACCCGACTGGCAACAAAGCAGGGCAAAATTTATTGGATAGCTTTGTCGAAGAACTGGCTATCAACCTACCTAAGTTCATTAACTCTAGCGATAAAGAGAAGGCTAACACCTTACTTGAAATCATCGGGGTTGGCCAACAACTGTACGAGTTAGAATGCCAAGAAAAAGAAAAGTACAATATGCGCCGGTCCATTGGTCAAATAGCCGACCAAAAGGAAAAGTTTGCGAAAGAGCAGCCGTTCTATCCGGAGGCTCCTAAAACCTTGGTTTCTATTACGGACCTTATCACGCAACAACAAGATATCTTGGCCAAAAACGGTGAGAATCAGCGTAAGCGTGATATGACCGACCAGCTTCATCGTCAAGCTACTCAATTGATGGCAGAGATTGAGCGACAAGAAAATACCTTGGCTAACCTCAAAGCACAATATCAAAGCGTCTTGCGAGATTACGATGTGGCACAGAAGACATCCGAGCAACTCCAAGATGAATCAACCGAGGAACTTGAAGAATCTATTGCAAATATTGAAGCTATCAATATTAAAGTGAGGGCTAACCTGGACAGAGAGAAAGCTGAACAGGATGCCGCAGAGTATCGCACACAATACAGTAGCTTGACCACAGAGATTGAATCACTTCGTAAGCAACGGATGGATCTGTTGCAAAATGCAGACCTACCGCTAGAAGGCCTCTCGGTTGAAGATGGCGAGTTACTTTACAACGGACAACGGTGGGATAACATGTCGGGCTCCCAGCAACTCATGGTATCAACTGCTATTGTCCGTAAGCTTAAACCAGAATGTGGCTTCGTCCTTATCGACAAGCTCGAACAAATGGATATGCAGACGCTCAATGAGTTTGGCGCATGGCTCGAACAAGAGGGCCTCCAAGCCATCGCAACACGAGTATCCACTGGCGATGAGTGCTCTATCATCATCGAAGATGGATACGTTAAGAATTCGGAATCAGTACCTGCTGCCCCACCTACACCGAAGTGGGAAGCCGGTAAATTTTAGGAAGGAGAATAACAATGGAAATTATACGAGGAATACAGGCGAAAGCTCAGAAAACTGTCATTTATGGTCCTGAAGGGGTCGGCAAGACAATATTAGCTAGCCAATTTCCAGAGCCTGTCTTCATCGATACAGAAGGGTCTACAGATAACATTGATGTGGCACGTTTGAAAAAGCCCACAAGTTGGACAATGTTAATGAATCAGATTGCTTTTGTCAAAAGTAATCCGACAGTTTGTAAGTCACTAGTTATCGATACAATCGACTGGGCAGAGCGCCTCTGCATCGATCACGTCTGCGCTAGCCATAACAAGAAAGGGATTGAAGACTTCGGTTACGGCAATGGATATACCTATGTATCAGAGGAATTTGGCCGCTTGCTGAATCGGCTTCAGGAATTAGTAGACATCGGTGTGAACGTGGTTTTAACAGCGCATGCCCAAATTAAAAAATTTGAGCAGCCAGATGAAATGGGAGCCTATGATCGTTGGGAATTGAAACTAGGCAAGAAGACCACCTCTCAAACAGCGCCGCTAGTAAAAGAATGGTGCGACTTACTTCTGTTTTGCAACTACAAGACCCATGTAGTTGCTACCGACGACAAAGGCAAGAAGCATAAGGCCCAAGGTGGAACCAGGGTCATGTACACTGAGCACCATCCAGCGTGGGATGCCAAGAATCGTCACGGATTGCCGTTTGAATTACCACTGGCTTACAGTTCAATCGCCCACATCTTCGAACGTCAGGCGCAAGTACCACAGCCAAATCCAACGCCTTTACAACCGGCTCCTAAGCCATCGCAACCTGTGCAAGTAGTGCAACAAACACCGCCTGTCGCTCAACCACAACCAGTACCTATGCAAGCTCCTACCGCAGAACCTGTATTAGCCCAAGCGGTAGCAGAGGCACATGAAGCAGAGCAAACAGCACTCTTTGGCGAAGGCATTCCAGATGCTCTCCGAGATTTAATGAGAGCTAATGCAGTGACCTCTCAAGAGATTGAACGAGCGGTAGCTGAAAAAGGTCTCTACCCGCTAGGGACCCCAATTGCTAACTATGACCCTGCCTTTATTGACGGTGTCTTAGTAGCAGCATGGGACCAAGTTTTCGCACACATCAAAAAAGATAGAGAATTACCATTTTAGATTTTAGGAGGAAACAAAAATGACAGAACAATACAACAACTTCGAGCGTGAATTAGATTGGAACGACCAAATCACCCAGGACAGCGAATTCGTCATCCTAGAGCCAGGCGAGTACTGGTTCAAAGTTGAAAAGTTTGAACGCGGCCGCCACACCCCTAACCCTCAAAACCCAGGTAAATTGCCTGCCTGCAACAAGGCAGTCCTAACCTTGGAAATCACAACAAATGATGGCCAAACTAAGAAATTGACCCACAACCTATTCTTGCACTCACGCACAGAGGGAATGTTATCAGCCTTCTTCGGGGCAATCGGCCAAAAGAAACACAAGGAACCTCTCCAGATGAACTGGAACCTAGTCCCTGGCGCTATCGGCGTTTGCTCCATCAAGAAAGGCCTATCTCGCAACGGCAACGAGTTTAACGAAGTCGGCTACATGATCTACCAAGACGATGTCGACCCAACCAAACAGTTAAACCAACGACCAGGGATGGCAGCACAACCTATGATGCAAGCACAACCTCAATTTCAACAACAACCACCTGTGCAACAGTATCAGCAACAACCATTACCTACACCTCAGCCTCAACAATGGCAACAAGGTAGCTTCTAATAGGTGACTCGAATGGAATTACGACCTTATCAACAAGAAGCCCGTGAGTCCATTCAAAGAGAATGGGAGAACGGCAATAAGAAAACCCTGCTGGTATTACCGACAGGGTGTGGGAAGACAATCGTCTTTTCCAAAGTAATCGAAGATAGAGTGAGAAAGGGCGAGCGCGTGCTCGTCCTAGCTCATAGGTCAGAGTTGCTAGAACAGGCAAGCGATAAGCTTAAACAATCAACAGGCCTCAATACGGCCACGGAAAAAGCAGAAGAAACAAGCATTGGTAGTTGGTTCCGCGTAGTAGTTGGGTCTGTCCAAACGCTTCAGCGTGACAAGCGACTTAGAAAATTCGCCAAGGACCACTTCGACACAATTGTGGTTGACGAAGCCCATCACTGCATATCAGACGGTTATCAACGAGTGCTCGGACATTTCGACCAAGCAAATGTACTTGGCGTGACAGCAACGCCTGACCGTGGAGATATGCGTAACCTTGGAACCTACTTCGAATCATTGGCCTACGAATACACGCTACCAAAGGCGATAAAAGAAGGGTACTTATCTAAGATTAAGGCACTCACAATCCCTTTAACCCTAGACCTTTCGGGTGTCGGTACTCAAGCTGGTGACTTCAAATCAAGCGACCTAAGCTCTGCGCTAGATCCATATCTTTACCAAATAGCCGATGAGATGGCTAAGCAATGCCAAGACCGTAAGACTGTGGTATTCCTACCTCTCGTTAAGACGAGCCAAAAATTCCGCGATATTCTCAACGAGCGAGGCTTCAAAGCAGCAGAGGTGAATGGTGAGTCAAAAGACCGGGCAGAGGTCCTAAAAGACTTCGAAGACGGCAAATACAATGTGCTTTGCAATTCGATGTTACTAACTGAAGGTTGGGATTGTCCATCAGTCGACTGTGTGGTGGTCTTACGGCCTACAAAGGTTAGAGCCCTCTATAGCCAAATGGTCGGGCGGGGAACTCGTCTCTACCCAGGGAAGGAAGAGTTACTGTTGCTAGACTTCTTATGGCACACAGAACGGCACGATTTATGCCGGCCAGCAAGTATTATTGCAACCGACGAAGCCGTTGCTAAAGCAATGACTAAACGCTCAGAGGAAGCAGCTAACGTAGCACTAGACATCATGGATTTAGAAGAGGTAGCTGTTAAGGATGCCGTCGCAGAACGTGAAGAAGCACTGGCTAAGAAATTATCTGAGATGCGTAAACGTAAGCGGTCGTTGGTAGACCCTCTGCAGTTCGAAATGAGTATCCAAGCAGAAGACTTAGCCAACTATGTTCCTGCTTTTGGCTGGGAAGCTGGTCCGCCGTCTGAAAAACAACTGAAGGCACTAGAGAAATCCGGTATCTTCCCAGATGAAGTAGAAAATGCCGGTAAAGCCAAGCTAATCCTTGATCGCCTCGACAAGAGACGAAGCGAAGGGCTAGCGACGCCAAAACAAATAAGATGCCTAGAGCGGTATGGATTCCGCAACGTAGGCATCTGGAAATTTGATAATGCTAAGCGACTTATCGACCGGATTGCAGCAAATAACTGGCGCGTCCCTCGTGGTGTCGATGTCGCTAGTTATGAGGGGTGAGAATTATGTTATTAGTATCAGTAATCATCAACCTGGTAATCCTATATTTTTACTCATACTACCTAGCGATAGAACTGGGTAAGATGGAAGATAGGCTAGACGAGAAGCTTTTATTGCTCAAAGACTATATCACAAAAAACTTTCCCAATGGGAGTTAACTCGTAAATACTCCGAACGAATCTTATCTCTTGATCTGCGTTTATTTTCAAAGGTAGGACATCAGGATTCTGTTCAACTATTTGAGATAAGATTCTTTCACCTGTTTCATACCGACTAACAAAGTACTCGGAACTTAAAGATGAGTCAGTGGTGTGCTTGATTAGATTTTCTGATTCAAGAAGGGATAAATCTAATTCCGCTCCTTGAGTATTCGATTCATCTAGTAATAAAAGCGCGAGACCAGGGGCGTTGGTAACACCCGAAATTTTATTAACTATTGTCAGTTCTACGTATGGAGTTAGTGACAATTTATTTGTGTATAGTACCTTCAGAAGTTTTGCTTCTGAAGAAGTCATATTCGAAATGATTGTACTAAATATCGGCAGCACTTTACTATTTTTCCGATTATCTAAGGTGGAAGTAATCAGCGTGGTGAACATATCACGAATTTCTTCTTCGTTTATCTGGTATCTTAAATCCTCAATCGCCTTAATCGTCAGATTGATTTTAGAATCATCGCGATTTGCCTCTGGTATATCATTAAAGTTTTTATAGAGGTCCTCTTGAAACTTCTCAAGGTTAAAATTTCGTTGAATATTAAATTTTCTAAGTGGATCTAAAAAATAATGGAATATTGCTTCAACGATATCTTTTCCTGCATTCCCAACTGATTCAGCAATAGGTTTGGCTAACGCATCGCCTGTCTCTGAAGAGATTGGTAGTTGTGGGAGATTTGAATCCATACAAGACACATCCTTATACGTGTATTTTTAATCACATTATATCACACAGAGAAAGAAGGTGATACCTTGTCAGAAATTAAATTAACTGAGCTACTCGAATATGTTGACCCTGCATTGTGCTCTTACCAGGAATGGGTCAACGTCGGGATGGCCCTCAAACATGAAGGCTACACAGCCATGGACTGGGACTCATGGTCCAAGGGAGACCATTCACGCTATCACGCAGGTGAATGTTTTAGAAAATGGGACTCCTTCGAAGGCAGCAACACCCCAGTTACCGGTGGTACCATTTATCAAATGGCAGTTGATGGTGGCTATGAACCGCCAAGGTCATACGATGATGGCCGAGGAGAACTCGACTGGGATAGCACAATCAAGTATGACAACGACTATAAAATCATCGATAAAGACTGGGTAGAAGCCAAAGAAATTAAAGAGCCTGATCACTGGAACCCAGTGGCAGAAATTACCAAATACCTCGAAATCTTATTCGATAGCACCGAAAACGTCGGGTATGTCACTGAGACCTGGGAGAAGGATGGCAAGCATCTACCGACCTCTGGCTCATATGACCGAACAGCAGGTGAGCTAATCCAACTCCTAAATCGATGCAATGGGGACCTGGGCAGCGTGTTCGGGGACCCGAAAGAAGAAGCCGGTGCTTGGATTCGATTCAATCCATTGGACGGTAAGGGCGTCAAAAATGACAACGTGACCGATTATCGGTATGCCTTAGTCGAGTCAGACAGTACCGACCTAGCAAAACAAAACGCCATCATCCGAGAGCTAGAGCTTCCTGTTGCCTGCCTGGTCTATAGCGGTGGTAAGTCCGTACACGCAATCGTCAGAGTTGAGGCAAAAGACTACAACGAATACCGGACTCGTGTTGACTACCTGTATAGCATTTGTAAGAAGAACGGCCTAGCGGTCGATTCTCAAAACAAAAATCCTAGCCGCCTTAGCCGCATGCCTGGGGTTATCCGGAATGGCCACAAGCAATTCCTTATCGATACCAACATAGGTAAAGCTAGCTGGGATGAATGGTACAAGCATATCGAAGACTTAAACGATGATTTGCCTGATCCAGAGGGGCTAGAAGATTTCTGGAATAACATGCCAGACCTTGCTCCGGAGTTAATCCATGGCGTATTACGTCAAGGACACAAGATGCTAATGGCGGGGCCATCTAAAGCCGGTAAGTCATTCGCGCTCATCGAGTTATCCATCGCTATCGCAGAAGGGAGCAAATGGCTTGGATGGCAGTGTGAAAAAGGGCGCGTCCTCTATGTCAACCTAGAGCTGGACCGAGCATCTTGCTTACACCGGTTCAAAGACGTTTACCAAGGCCTAGGAGTTGCGCCACATAACTTAGGTAACATCGATATTTGGAACCTGCGCGGTAAGACCGTGCCAATGGATAAATTGGCACCTAAGCTTATCCGTCGAGCAGCTAAAAAGCATTATACAGCGGTCATCATTGACCCGATTTACAAGGTCCTAACCGGTGACGAGAACAGTGCTGATCAGATGGCACACTTTACCAACCAGTTCGACAAGGTGGCCACAGAGTTAGGCGCATCCGTTATCTACTGCCACCACCACTCTAAAGGTTCGCAGGGCGGTAAGAAGTCCATGGACCGTGCAAGTGGTTCCGGTGTATTTGCCCGCGACCCAGACGCCTTAATTGACCTGGTAGAACTTGAAATCAACGAAAGTCTAGCTACTCAACAGTTAGATAAGGCCAAATGCCAAATCTACAAAGAGAGCATCTTAGAGCTCAATAAGCGATACTACGAGAAGTATATCGGCCTGGATGACCTAGAGTCGGCTTATCAGATGAAAGAACACGCGCTCAAGGCAATCACCACTTCTCAATACTATGAAGTAAATCAACGGATTAAGGCAGCTGAACGTGAGCAGAAACAACGGACTGCCTGGAGAGTTGAAGGGACGCTCCGAGAGTTCGCGAAGTTTGAGCCAGTCAATATCTGGTTCGGTTATCCAGTGCACACAGTCGATGATTCAGGTGTCCTAAATGATGTCGAGCCAGAGGATGCTCAACCGACCTGGAAGAAAAATTTCGACAAGAGAAAGTCGCCTGATGAAAAGAAGGAAGAGCGCAAGCATTCGTTCGATACGGCTTACAGCGCACTCAATGATGGCATCGAACCGGTCACGATTGACGGCCTGGCAGAGTACCTAGGTATCTCAGATAAGACAGTTAGACGTCGTGTGAAGGAAGCCGGAAGTTATAAAATTGAAGGTAATTCTGTTATCAAAGTAGACTAGAAAAAACAGGCATGGACAAGACAAAATCGAGGACATTTTTCGAGGACGTCCTCGATGGACATTTTCGATTTTGTCCGTGTCCGAAGCTCGAAAATGACCTTTGGACAAACTCGAGACATTTTCGATTTTGACCCTAGAGACAGACACACTATACCCTATATCCATAGGGTAAATAGGCGGTGTCCCTAGCTAGGTCCAAGGCAAGAACAGGAACAGGAACAGGGGGCTAAGGCTCCGCCCCCTGTAACCCTGTCCGTGTCTGTCCTTGCCAAAGCGCGAGAAAAAAGAGAAAAAATTTTTGAGGTGAAAAAATTATGGCAAGACGTAAAAGATCAAAACGATTGGAAGTCGCGAAAAAAATGCCGCGGCTTTATCACACCCTACCAGGTGAAGGCTATGACCCAGAGAAGTCTGAAGTCCTCGAATGGTTAGGTGAGCAACACGAGATGATGGAATGGTTGTTCGAGCAACTACGAAAAGCTGGCTATGTTGAATACGACCCAGAGACTGGACTATGGAGTGGTATCGAATGCTAGAGTTCTTCATACCGCTAAAAAAGATTCCGACTGTCACTCATCAGCAAAAGAAGGCAGCAGTCAAAAATGGCAAGCCGGTATTCTATGAAGACGAAAAGCTCAAGCAGGCAAGAGAGTTATTTATGGCCCACCTATCGAACTACAGGCCTGATACAAAATTAGAGGGGCCTATCAGGCTCACAACCAAGTGGCTATTCCCTCTAACAAAAGGTAAACGGAATGGCGAGTATAAAGTGACTAAGCCGGACACCGATAATCTCATCAAGCTCTTTAAGGATTGCATGACGAAACTTGGCTATTGGCATGATGATGCTCAAGTAGCTAGCGACATCATCGAGAAGTTTCACAGTGAGGTGGTCGGGATCTATGTAAAAATTGAATCATTGGAGATGGGGACATGGACATGATAATTATATTAGCTGCTATCACAGCGTTCATATCACTAGGATTATTGGTATCGGATGTGCGATTCGATGATAAGGGAGATGACTAGTTATGGATAATATTAACAAGGCATATGTCGGTGCCAGAATCAGAGAAATTCGGTTGGTAAGAGGGGGAAACGATGGAAGAGTTTGGCAAGCACTTCGGAGTGAGAAAAGGCGTAGTAAACAACTGGGAAAAGGGAAGAAACCTGCCTAACAAACGCCGAATTAAGTCGATTGCCGACATGGCGAATATATCGGTTCAAGATCTCTTGTATGGCGTAAAGCGGTATATGTACGTTATCACTTACTCGAATTATAGCGGTCCAATCGTCCGGACAGATACATATTCGAGGGTGTACACATCACTTGAAGCAGCAAAAAGAGATGTCGCTCGATATGAGCAAGGAGTGCCAGTAGACCAAGATCATCGTTTTAGCATCGAAAGGATGGAGGTAGTGGAATGAGACCTAGGTATACCATTGAGTACATGTTAGAAATTCGGATTAATGGCAAGCCAGGCGAGGTTATTAGAAAAACTTATCGTGATCTAGATTTGGTAAAGCTTCTGGTTAGAAACGCCAAGCGCCAGAAAGATGTTAAAGTAAGTGTCTATGAACTTAGGATTGAAAAGCGCAAGATGAAAAGCAGAGAACTTATTGTAGAGGAGAATGACAATGAATGAGTTGATTGAAAAAGTTAATCAATGGTTCTTTGACCGAGACCTGAACGAAGGTGATGGCTTGGGTCAAATCAAAAAACTGAAGGAAGAGGTCCAAGAACTAGAGGATGCTCATGCTGCTAATGATTTTACTGAAGAAGTCGATGCAGTGGGAGATATTACAGTAGTCTTGATTGGCTACTGTCTACAACGTGGCTTAGACTTCGAACGGTGCTTAGAGTCGGCCTACAACGAAATCAAAGACCGGACTGGTAAAGTCGTGAATGGGGTGTACGTTAAAAATGAGTAATATTACCGTATATTCCAAACCGAACTGCATGCAGTGTGAGTTTACAAAGAAATGGCTGCACAACAACGGATTTCCTTACACCGCTATCGATGTAACGAAAGACGAGTTGAGCTTGAACTATATAACTAGGCTAGGCTATCAAAAGTTGCCAATTGTGGTAGTGGACGATGGCGACAAGCACTGGTTCGGATTCCGACCAGATCTGTTAGAAGAATTGAAGGAGAGATAAAAATGGCTGAATATAAAATTTGGTATTGCGAAAACTTTGAACAGTACAAGTATTTGATGCAACGTCTTGAAGAGAGGGGTTGGATTTGGAACAACCGTAATCTTCCTACTGAATGGACTCCTAGAATCACCATTGACTTAGCAAAAGAACCTGTCTACATTTTAGGGAATATCGATTATAAGCGAATTACTTTCTCTGGTTCGTTAGAGGAAGCTGGGTTGATAAAAGATATCGTCGTTCGAGTAAAGGTGCCTAAGGTGGATGAGGAAGCAAAGACTGAATCCGACGTAATCCAACCAGGGCATTACAATCAAGGAGACATGGACCTCTTCGAGATTTTCTACCACCAGTATCCGTTCAACGAATTCAGAACAGGCATGCGAATGATTGCTGCTCGTTATTATCATAGATACCCGGACAAGAATGGACTGGAAGATTACAACAAAGGCGATGAAGTGATGCGTCGCTTGCGTGAGTACGAGGAGCGAGAACAACATGGCAGATAAGCTAGAAATGAAAATTCGTAAAGAGCATCGAGACTTCCTTAAGAGAAAGGCTCAACAGTACCGTAGACAAGCGACGAAGCACGCCTATGATAATCCTAAGCGATATAATGAGCTGGTATACGAGGCTCGTCAATTCGACCTCTGTGCTGGGCTGATTTATAGCGAGGAGGATGATTGATGGAGAATCTGACTAAAGAACAGCTTACCGTCATCTCTCAAGCAGTGAAGTCTGAACTCGATAAGGACCAGAAACGCAAAGCCAAAGAGTTGAAAGATTATCGCTTACGTAATACAACACTCTTAGTCAAAAACTATCGCATGCTGAGAGTGCACTGCGATACCATCGTGGAAGATTTAGAAGTCTATGAAGATTCTGTCTATGATCCACAGGAGCTGACACTTAATACTCTGATGAAGTACAAGGCCCGGACAGCTAAAATGCTGGACTACTTCGATAGCATCTTCCGGGCCTATCACGAACTAGCTGAACGAGATACCGAAATGATGCTGAGACGATGGAAGACCGTCTTTCAGATGTATGTCGGGCCAGATAAACACACTGCAGTCGATATGGCTGAATATTACGGTGTGGACGAGCGGACAGTATATCGCTACCTCAATAAAGCTTTCGATGAGCTATCAACATTGCTATGGGGCATCACTTCATTCGATGATTTTGAATGAGGGGTGTCAAAAAGGTGTCTTGAACCTGTCATCCTAAAGGTGATAGAATGATAGTGTGATAAATTGGAAGTTAGCCTACTTGATTCTAATTTGTCTTCCTTTTTCTTCAAGGAGAATTCCTGACGCAGAAAGCCGAGCTGAACCTTATCAGCTGGGCTTTTTGTTTTATAAATTTCGGAGGTGATGGAAAATGACGGAATTATCGCTTAAGCAAAAGAAGTTCGCCGATGAGTACATCATCAGTGGGAATGCTACTAAATCGGCTATCGAGGCTGGTTATTCGAAGAAGACTGCTGAGAGTATCGGAAGCAGATTGTTGAGAAATGTTAAGGTTTCTGAATACATCAGCAAACGAACTCAAGAGGTTTTCGAAGAACGAGCAATGAGTGTCGCCGAGGCCCTGGCCATTTCTGCTAGTATTGCACGAGGGGAAATCCAACAAGGGCAGACGAAGAAGAACGTGAAGGTATATGTTGGTGACCAGGTCGAAGAAGAAACCGTCACGGAAACTGTATATGAATTCACTCCGACGATTGAAGAACGGCAGCGGTCGCTAGATCATATTCTCAAGGTCAATGGGGCTTACCTGGACCGGAAAGAGATTGACGTTACTGGCATGGTTCAATTCATCGACGACATCGGAATCGGTGATGATGATGGCGAATAAGAAGCGAATGAGCGACTTTATTCCGATGGCCTTTCATTCAGTTTGGCGAGCGGCTTTCGACCCATCTAAGCTGCACGTTGTGTGTAAGGGTGGCCGGGGCTCCGGTAAGTCGTCTGACATTGCGCATATCATTGTTCAGATGATAATGAGGTACGCGGTGAACGCCGTCTGTATCCGGAAGGTGGACCGTGACCTGCAAGAATCGGTATTCGAGCAAATCATGTGGGCTATTGAGGAACAGGGTGTGAGACACCTGTTCAAAATCAATAAGTCTCCGCTCAAGATAACTTATGTGCCTCGCGGTAATCAAATTATCTTCCGAGGCTTGCAAGACCCTAACCGTCTAAAGTCCTTAAAGTCTAGCCGCTTCCCTTATGCGATTGCTTGGGTGGAAGAATTGGCCGAGTTTAAGGCTGAGGAAGAAATTAAGATAGTAACTAACTCTATCGTGCGTGGCGAGTTGCCAGACGGTCTGTTCTATAAGTTCTTCTACTCTTACAACCCTCCAAAGCGCAAGCAGTCATGGGTTAACAAGAAGTACAACACCGCCTTATTGCCTGCTAATACGTTCGTACACCACTCGACGTACCTGGATAACCCTTGGATAAGCCAAGCCTTTATTGAGGAGGCAGAGGCTACTAGAGAGCGGTCACAGAGGGCCTACGACTGGGAGTATATGGGCGAGGCAGTTGGCTCCGGTGTATCGCCGTTAGAGAACTTAGTATTTACGAAGATACCAGACGACCTATTCGATACCTTTGACAATATCCGCCAGGGTGTCGACTTTGGTTATGCTAACGACCCACTTGCTTTCGTCCGGTGGCACTACGATAAAAAAAGACGTCGTATATATGCTATGGACGAGTACTACGGCGTTAAGATTAGCAACCGTAAGCTAGCAGAGTTTATCAAGGCTAAGCGGTACAATACAACCGACTGTATAGCGGATAGTGCCGAGCCTAAGTCAATCGACGAGATAGTTTACGAGCATGGCGTTCCTCGCTTCTATGGAGCGAAAAAGGGGCCGGACAGTATCGAGTATGGCGAGCGTTGGCTTGACGATTTATTTGAGATAGTCATAGACCCAGAGCGGACGCCTAATATAGCGCGAGAGTTTGAGAATATCGACTATGCGACCGATAAGGACGGCAACCCTAAGACAGTGTTAATTGATACTGACAACCACACAATCGACGCGACAAGATACGCGTTCGAAAATGACATGAAGCAGCCAGGCATAACGGTTGGCTGGTAGAAAAGGAGGTAAACAATGGCAAAATGGTTTGACTGGCTCAAGGAGCGAATGTTAATTGCACTTGATGTGGATGAGAAATCAATCTTAGAAACAGAGGTCAATCGTCACCTTGGTAGCGAACGGTATAAGTTGCTGCACAAAGCGAATGAATACTATCGCAACCACACCGATATCGAGCGAAAGATGCAGGATGTGTCTTGGAAATCGAACAATAAACTGCGCCTGGGGCTTTTTAGAAAGCTGGTGGACCAAAAGGTCGGCTACTTACTCTCAAAGGCGCCTAGCGTAATGTACGGCGATGATTCGGAAGAAGAATTGAAGGTTAAAGAGTTTATTGACGAGTTCTTCGATGAGCACTTCCTTCGCAATCTAAAATCCGTGGGGCGCGATGCAGTTATTAAAGGCGTGTCTTACGGGCTGGTCTATTATGACGAGGAAGGCTCACTTCGTATGACTAAGATTCCTGGCGAGCAGGTGATTCCTTTCTATGCTGATGAAAGGCGAGAGGTCGTGGATGCTTTCTTACGGATCTACAATCAAGAGGTCTACACCTTACTAGGTAAGAAACAAGAAATTCACGTTGAGTATTGGGATACCGAGGGCATCACCTATTACAAATGGGAGTCAGGACATTTGCAACCTAACAAGGCGTACGACGGCATCCAGCCTCATTTTCGCTACATGGATGAAACCGGTAAGGTCCATAATTTTAATTGGGAACGAGTGCCGCTCATCGTGTTCAAATACAACGAGAACGAGCAATCGTTCTTGGACCAGGTTAAGTCTATCATCGACAACCTAGAGCTGCAGGCATCGGTTAATGCCGACTTGCTGGCCGACATCCCTAAGTTTATTTATATCCTTAAAGGTTACGGAGGCGAGGAGTTAGATAAATTCCTAAGCCAATTGAACCTATACAAGGTTATCAAGGTCCGCGACGGTAGCGGAGGAGTTGATAAACTCCAAGCAGATATTAACACCGATGCCGTTGAGTCAGAAATCGCTCGTAGTCGCAAGATGCTATACGAAGCTGGCCGAGCGATTGATACTCAAGACGAGAACTTAGGTAACGCTAGTGGCCAGGCTCTCAAATGGCGATTTACAGACCTTGATTTAGATGCTAACGATTTTGAGAACGGTCTGCAGAGCGCGATTATTCATTTGATGTGGTTCGTGGTGAACCATATCAAGAACCGAGCAGGGCTAGTAGTGGATATGAAGTTGTTCCATTACACCTTCAACCGAGACGTGATCACAAACGAGTCAGAGGCTATTCAAGACGCGCAAAACTCTGTTGGTATCTTAGATGCTCGTACGATTCGTGAGCAGCATCCATGGTACACGCCGGAGGTTGAGGCACGATTGGAAGAAGAGAATAAGAAGAATGCTGAGAAGCAGGACGATTATAATTTCAATGGCCATGGGCACGACCACCCACCGGAAGAGGATAAGAAGTCAAAAGAAAAGGAGTGATAATCGATGGTTAGTCACAACTACTGGCTGAAACGAGCGTCACTCCAAGACTCTCTTATGCGAGCAACCGAAGACGAAACGATTAAGCGAATCAATGATCAGCTAGCCATCCTTGAAGATGACCTGGTCAAAGAGATTCACACTTTCTATTCACGGTATGCTCAAGATAACCGGATGACCCAGGCCGACGCGATGAAATATCTGACGGATGACGAACTGAAAGAATTTCAGAACGTCAACCTAGCACGATTCAGAGAAATGGCCTTAGATCCAAAGACTGACCCAGCCTTGTTAGACGCCTTGTCTTATCGTCACCGCATCTCTCGCAAGCAAGCGATGATTCATGAGATACAACGTAAGACGAAGGAAGTGTATTCCAGCTCTGGGGCAATCTCAGCAACGGTCGGCAAAGGGCTTGCTAGTGGCTATATCAAGACCGCTACTCAGGTGGGTAAAGATATGGCGGAAGCTGGCATATTATCTATCAAACCTGTTATCAAACTAAATGATGACTTGATTCTTCGTCGAATGTCGTCTAAATGGTCCGGCAAAGAGTTTTCTAGCCGGGTATGGACCCAAGGCCAAGAGCACTTTAATTCAATCCGAGAAACATTGGACAAAGCATTCACTGGTGGTTGGGGTCTCGACAAGACAGTCCTGGAACTTCGAAAACGGACAGGTGTAGCAAGACATAATGTTGAGCGCCTGGTGCGAACTGAAATGACTGCTTACAACACCATGGCAAACTATGACATGTACAAGGCACTGGGAGCCAAGACATACAAGATTGAGGCTATCCTGGACTCCAAGACGTCAGCTATTTGCCGACACCAAAACAACAAAGTCTATCTCATGGATGATTTTGCACCAGGCACCACCGCACCGCCTTTCCATGTGCACTGCCGGAGCAAGATTATACCGACAACTCCTGAGGAAGAGACAAAATTCTTGGAATCTCACGGCTATGGTTTGCCTGATGATTCTAGCGGTGATGTAGACCAGGACGGTCAATCTACCTCTGGTCGCAAGCCGTCGCTTGACGAGGTCGTGCAGATGTATCTTGATAAAGCAAACGAACTGTCGATAAAGTATACAGGGAAACCTATCAATGATAAGGCGTTTTTCAACTCAATAAGCGACCCAGCTGCCGATTATTATGGACCAGCAGAAGAATACAATCCAAAAAGATTGAAGAAGATACAAGACGAATTGAAGTCTATGGGTATAGCGTATAACGTTGTTTCTGATAGAGAGGTCTATGGGTATTCGCCTGGTTTAATACCTGGTCAACCTGGCATATTGGTTATCTCTAAATGGGCTAGTCTTAGTGCTTGGGAACATGAATTGCTACACGGAATAGATGATTTTGAAGCAGGTTTTTCTGGTATGCGAATTTTTGGTGATCTAAACGAGGTCTGGCGAAGAGAAAAAAGAGCGTATGATCTTGAAATAAAGATGGCGAAACGCTTGCAAAACCAAGAATTAGTTGATAAACTAAAGCTAAATAAGACGAAAGAATGGAATCGCATTTTTAGAGAGAAGGGTTAGACATGACAACCATTGAAAAATTGAATAGCCCAGTAGTTCTCGAAAGAATCAATGGGATTTTTGATGTCGTTAAAAACAAAGATGTATCTGAGGAAGTTGTTGGGAGATTAGCTCTTATATCATCATCTCGTGAAGCTGTTATGGGCTGCTGTGAAGGGCATCTAGCAACAGCTGCTTTAGATGTTCTTGGTGTTATGAAGTATCAAGGTAATATTCCAGAAATAACTAGATTTATTAACAGCCAGTTTACATGGTTAAGCACCTTTTAGAGGTGCTTTTTCTTTGCCCTAAAAACGGAGGTGATCCAAATATCTCGCAGACCAGCGTTACGGTCAACCGTCCTGAGCATGACGGCATAAACTGCTTATTTTTTATTTCTCCGGTGCCGTAACACCGAATAAAAACGAAGGGAAGATGTTTTATGAAGCGTGAAGAATTACGCGCTCTAGGCTTGACCGAAGAGCAGATTGAGAAAGTAATGGCCGAGCATGGCAAATCACTAACCGAGGTAAATGCTAAACTGTCCGCTGCAGAGGAGAGCAAGAAAGCATTAGAGACCCAGTTGGCGGACCGTGATAAGGACATTAAAGAACTCAAAAAAGGCTCAGAAGACAATGCTGAATTAACTAAGAAGTACGAGGAACTAGAGTCCAAGTACAAACAAGAGAAAGCTGACTACGAGCAGCAAATCAAGGATACCAATTTGAATCATGCAGTAGACCTGGCCTTAGCTGGTAAGGTGCATGATACAAACATTGTCCGTGGCTTGCTAGACCGTACAAAGCTGACTCTCGATGACAAAGGCACACTTGGTGGCTTAGAAGAGCAGCTAAAGGGCCTGCAAGAATCTAAATCGTTCTTGTTCGTATCAGAGCCAAGTCCGGATACCAAACAAGAACCGTCGTTCAGTGGAGCCACTCCGTCAGGCACAGGTGGAACAACTCCTTCAAGCGGGCAAGCGTTCATTGACGCATTCACCGCTGACCTGCCTACCACTAAATAATAAGAATTGAGGTAAAAATTTATGGCAATTAACTACGCAACAGACTATCAACAAGCCCTACAAGCACGATACGCGCAAAACGGCTTGTTATACACTCAAAAACTTTGGAATTCACCAAGCAACTCTCTTTTGAAATGGGTTGGCCACAAGACAGTCAAAGTACCTAAATTAACTATCACTGAAGGCCGTCAAGACCGCGCTCGTCGTACCATCACAAACGTAACTGCGAACTACGAGAACGAATGGGAAACCTACGAACTCACTAACGAACGTTACTGGAGTACATTAGTTGACCCATCAGACATCGACGAAACAAACTACGTCTTGTCTATCGCGAACATCACTCGCACCTTCAACGACCAAGAGAAGATTCCAGAAATGGACAAATTCATGATTTCTAAACTCTTCAGTCGCAAGTCTGCTTTGGATACTCAGAAGAACCAAATCAAGGAAGTTGAATTGACTGAAGACAACTTCTTGGCAACGTTCGACGCTCTTATGGAACAAATGGACGAAGCTGGTGTACCTGCAGAAGGTCGTGTATTGTATGTGACCCCTGCGGTAAAACGTATCATCAAGAACATCAAACAATTTGGTCGTACCGTAAACATCCATGGTCAAGGTCAAGTAATCGACCGTAGCATCGGTCGTTTAGACGACGTGACAATTGAGCCAGCCGTTCCTTCTGACCGCATGAAGACAGCTTTCAACTTTACCAAGGGTGCTAAAGCTGAGTCTACTGCTAAGCAAATTCAAATGTTCTTGATTCACATCCCATGTATGGCTGCACCGCAAAAGTATAGCTTCGTTGGGTTAGATCAACCGAATGCAGCAAACAGTGGCAACTTCTTGTACTACGAACAATCACACGACGACGTGTTACTCTTCAATGTTAAGCACGAAGGGTTAGCATTCGTAACTAAGCCTTAGGAGGTAAATTATGGTTAAAGTTAGGAAAGAAAACCGAGTCCTGGACGTCTTCGAAGACGAAAAGGAAGTCTACAAAGCTAAAGGTTATGACGTCATCGACTCAGTGACCGGTGAGGTTTTGGAACACGCTACGGGCGGCCGTACATTCACGACAGAAGAGTACAATGCTATTTTGGTAGAGCTAGCTCAAGTCAAAAAAGAATTAGACGAAACCAAAGCTGCATTAGAGTCAGCAACGAAAGGCAAGGGTGGTAAGAATGGAAAAGCTAGCGACCCTAAAGGCGCTGACGCAGAGACGCCTGAGGCTGAATAACAATCTAGATTTAGCAGACAGCGAGCACCTGGACTATCTCCTTGAAGAGGTAGTCCGCAGGGTGCTAAATTATTGTAATTTGGATGTTATCCCAGACGAACTAGATTATACGATTGCCCGCATGACAGACTTGGCACTCAAGCAAGCGCTAGGCCATTTAGATGGTGAGGCCAAGACAATCAAGGTTGGCGACACGTCTGTTAGCTTTGATACCGACGCTGCGACTAAGGCACTTAACAGCCTTATGGGAGACTTTGAGGGCGAGCTTAACGAGTTTCGTCGATTGAGGTGGTAGCCATGGCTAAGATTAACCACGTCTTATCCAAGGCGCGAGGCGCTATCGACTGGACTTACGACAAGACCATGTCCGTAATGGAGCAGACGTCTTATCGCAAGCCAAATGGCGCCACAGGCTCTAAGTTCGGACCGGCTCAAGGCAAGGAGAGCATTCCTTGCCGAGTATCGGTTCAAAGGCTAAATAACACGACGATTGACGAGGCCAACAAGCTTGAAGTAGTCGAGAAGTTATTCTGCCAGCCTGATATCGAAATCAAAGCCGGAAGCCAGCTATTGATTGGCGACGTTAAGTACACCGCTACAAACGAGCCTTTCGTCTATCCTACACATCAGGAAGTGGTGATAGAGCGTGCCAGATGGGTATGATTATTCAGAAATCATAGAATTCAACAATCGAGTAGATAGAGCACAAGAAATTGTGGACGAACTTATCCGAGAAACTATAAAGGAGATTGCGCTAGACTTTCTCACAGTAGTAAAGGGAAAGACGCCTGAAAAAACTGGGTTGCTCAAAGATCGTTGGAAAATTGGTGAAATACAAAGAAAAGGCGACGATTACGTGATTGAGGTATTCGATAGCGTAGATTATGCCAGCTTTGTTGAAGATGGACACCGAACCCGGAAAGGGCAAGGCAAAAAGAGTTCTCGCATTAACTCAAAATTTTGGGTCGAGGGACGCTTTATGATGAAGCTAACCGAGGACGACATAAGGATGAAGATGCCGAGATATCTTCAAAAAATGGAAAAAAAATTAGCAGAGGAGTTGTTTAAGAACCTTGGATAATGTAAAGAGACTCTTAATCGCTCAACTGCGCGAGCGATTCAATGACACAGAGGTATACGATGAGCCGGTTCAGCAAGGCTTGTCGTTACCTTGTTTTATTATCAACGCAAAAAAAGCCACTCACATGCGCCTGGTGGGCGACCAAATGCTAACCCATCTATTCCTATTCCTTACATACTATCCGCGTGAGAACGAGGATAAGAGGGCGGAAATGGAAGGTGTTATGGCAGAGTTCTATTCTGGGGCGTGGAAGTACCTCCAAGGCAAGCATCATATCCATAATTTGGATATGGAGCGCAACGACGAAGTGCTAACGATTAGCTTTACGATTGATATTCATCACGTCATGGCTAAATCAGACACAACCAAAATGGACGCTCTGGCAGGTACAGTGGCAGTTAAAGCAGAGGGTGACAGCCCTCAAATCAAGGACCTGGAGCGCAAGCTAAAGGTCAAATAAACAATAAAGGAGTAATGATAAATGACGTGGACAACACAGAATAAGCGTCTACCCGGCGCATACGTCAATTTTAAGGCTCGCAAAGAGCAAAAAGCCTTGGTATCTGGTGAGGGTATTCCGGCTTTAATGTTGCAAGGTCAAACCTTAGCAGCGCCTGGCTTCCACACAGTGGCACAAGGCACAGACCTAGCTAAATTATTCGGCACGACTGCAAAGATTGCTTATGTTGCCGAGGCGTTGGCAGTAGCTAGCAAAGTCTTGGTCTATGTACCGGCTAGCACAGGCGGGACCAAAGCAACCGGAACAGAGGGCGGCTTGACAGTTACCGCGGTTAAGGAAGGGACAGAAGGCAACAAGTTAGTTGTCAACATTATCAACAACGGTCCAAATATGATTGTAACGACCATCCTGGATAACAACCAGGTTGATAGCCAAGAGGTATCGGCTAGCCAACTTCCGTCGGCCAACGATTATGTTACTTTCTCCGGCACATTGCCTAGCAGTGGTGGGTCTACTACCCAAATCACTTTGTCAGGCGGTACGGATGGGTCAATCGATAACTCTGTCGATAAGTTCATTGCCGAGTTATCCAAGCAGGATTTCCGCGTTGTGGCCTATGGCACAGACACAGCCGACGACAAGAAGAAACTTGTAGCGGCAGTAAAAGAATGGCGGAGCGAAGGTCGTGCAGTTGTGGCGGTAATCAACAATTATGCCGAGGCAAACAATGAGGGTGTTATCTCCGTTGACAACGGCGTAACCTTGGCTGACGGTACTAAATTGACATCTAAAGAGTCTATCTATCGAGTGGCTGCTCTATCTGCCACTGCTGGCTCTAAGAGCCTCACACACGCCGAGTACATTGGAGCTATCGACTGCGACGCCAAGACACCACAAGAAATTGCTCAAGCAATCGAAAAAGGGAACATTGTATTCCGAGTGTTCCGCGGTCGCGTATTGATTGCTCAAGACGTCAACACGCTTGTAACACCTGCGGACGGTCAGAATGACGACTTTAAGAAGAACAAGCTAGTGCGGACCATGGACATTATCGGCGAGGCAATTCAAGCGGTATTCGTCGAAAACTTTGTCGGTCAAGTAGTCAATGACATTGACGGACGCGAGTTATTCAAACAACATCTGATCGTGCGAGTATTAGACCCACTCGTGTCTCAAAGTGCATTAACATATAGCGCGGACGACATCAAAGTTACTGAGGGCTCACAGAAAGAGGCTATCCTGGTAACCCTTGGCGTCAAATTAGCCGATGCTATGGAAAAACTCTATGTCACAGTAGAAGTAAAATAGGAGGTAAATTATGGTATTAGCTATGAACCAAAACGACACTATTTCCTCAAAAGAGGGGACAGTCTATGCGTCGGTTGACGGTAAGAACATTCCTTTTGCTGAAATTATCGAAATGGAGGCCAAGGTTGAATTAAAGACTGTTGACATTACTCCAATCGGCCAACGCATGAAGAGTAAAAAAGTAGTTGGGGCGGAGGGTACTGGGAGCATTAAGTATTACTTCCAAAACCCAGCCATTCGGAACATCATTGTAAACTACGTCAAAGAGGGTAAAATTTCTGAGATTTCAATCAAGTATGCAAACGAGGACCCAACTTCAAAAGCTGGTCGAAACTCTGGCGTATTGAAGAATGTTATTTTCGAAAAAGCCTTGTTATTCAAGACGTCTGGTGAGGACAATGTCCTTGAAGAAGAAACTGACTTTAGCTTCAACGACATTGAAATCTTAGACACGTTTAAGCAAGCCTAAACTAACTAAAAGGAGATAACCAATCATGGCATCTATCAAATCATTTTTGAAGAAAAACAAGAAGCAGACCGAGAACATCAAGCTGAAACTTGATAGCTTCGACGAGGAAATCGAGCTTCGTATTATCACAGGGCGTGAGTATGACCGTATCCAGGATCAGTGCTACGTCAACAAGACAGGGCGCAAAGGACGCCAAGAGCGCGTGCTCGACTCGTCCAAGTATAACAACTTGCTATGTAGTTCGTCTGTTGTCGTGCCAGACCTCCAAAATGCGGAGTTACAGGCCTCTTATGGGGTCGTTGGTGAACAGGACCTTTATGGTGAAATGTTCAATTTCGCGGATCACTTAAAAATCTTAGGCGCCATTACAAAAGCTAGTGGCCTAGAAGACTTCGAAGACTTGGTGGACGAGGCAAAAAACTAATTAAAGAGGACAGTGAGAGCAGTTTGGCTCATGCTGCCCTCCATAAATTTCATGTATTGCCTAGTCGATGGGTGTCAATGAGCCGTGAGGAAAAAGCATTCCTCGCGGCTTCTTTGGTTGTGTATGGCGAGAACATGGACAAACAAATTAAAGAAGTCGATAAGAAAACAAGGAGGTGATTAAGTGGCCGGTATCAATACAGCAATTAGTCTTACGGACCGCATAACTGGTACGCTAACTAAGGTAGCCAATACGCAAGAGCGCGTGGCTAGGACTGCCGAAAGAATGAACCAAAGCACGCGAAGAATCGCGCCAGCGCAAATCGAGATGGGCAACTCCGCTCAGACAGCTGGCGGTAAAGTCGCCAATATGTGGAACAAATTCAAAGGCTATGTCATTGCCTTGTTTGCAATACAGGCGGTCACTAGAGCACTACGAGCGCTATTCGGGGCCTCCGATACTTTTTCTAGTATCCAGGCCAGGTTAAACCTCATAAATGACGGATCGCAAACGACTGCGCAGCTTAACGAAAAGATTTACAGGACCGCGCAAAGGTCGCGAGCCGAGTATACAGCTATGGCAGCCTCTGTTGCCAAGCTAAACATGCTAACTAATGGCGTGTTTAAGAACAATGACGAATCTATCCGATTCTTGGAGTTGGTTAACAAGTCATTTACGGTTGCCGGTGCTAGTGCCGAGGAACAAAAGAGCGCCATGCTTCAGTTGACCCAGGCCATGGCTAGCGGACGACTACAAGGCGACGAACTCCGGTCTATTAGTGAGAACTCTCCAATGATTCTCCAGGCCATTGAAAAGTACGCCGGCATTAGTCGAGCGGAACTACGGAAGATGGCCGCCGAGGGTAAGATTACTTCGGAATTGATTAAAAACTCTATCTTTGCTGCTGCCGAGGATATCGAGAGTAAGTTCTCCAAAGTGCCAATGACCATTGGCCAGGCATGGACGACGTTCATCAACTACTTGCAAATGAGATTGCAACCAGTATTTACTATGATCCAAAACGCTCTACGATCTGACGAGTTTAAGCAATTCGCAGCTATCGCGACTGCTGCCATTGACGGTCTAGTTTGGTCCGTCATGTTCCTAGCCGAGGTATTCGGCATAGTATGGCGCACAGTGTATAGCATTTACAATTTCTTTGCTTCTAACTGGTCCAAGATTGGCCCTATTGTAAAAGGTATCGCTGCGGCTCTAGCGGTCGTGTATGGCTATATGCTAGCCATGCGAATAATCGAAACTATCCGGGCTGCCTGGGAGGCTCTTAATACAACGGTTAAGGTGTTTAACATGTTAGTTGCGGCTAACCCTATCGTGGCAGTTGGCCTGGTTGTTATTGCGGTGCTTGTCGGTATTGCGGTCGCAACTCTTGGCGTGGCCGAGACAGTAGAGCTAGCGTTCGGTGTTATCGGTGCTGCCTTGTATGGCCTAGCGGCTATATTCTACGATATCTTTGTCGCTATCTTTAATATCGTCGCGACGGTGGTCGAGGCTATCGTCAATGCCTTTATTATGGGGGTTGACTTTATTAAGACCGTCTGGTGGGGCTTCTTGATGATAATCGGCACGATTGTCGAAATGACAGGCAACCTATTTATTGACTTGATTAACTTCCTGTTAGAAAAATGGAATGACTTTGGACACGCCATGGATAACATGTGGTACATGGTCGGCCAGGGCGTTGTCAAAATGGCCGAGGCTGCCGGCGGTGTCGTTGACGGACTGATTAACGCGGTCCTAGGCGGTATCGAGAGCATGTTAAACGCCGCTTTGGGTGGTATTAACTCCATGATTGAGGCGGTTAATAACATTCCTGGTGTTAACGTTTCTACGCTATCAGAGGTCAAGCTAGACCGGTCTAGTATCGCTAGTGCGGCCACTTCGTGGGGTGATTCCATGGCTAAGCCTATCAAAGGCGCTGCGGCTAAGTTAGAGCGTATGCAAGGCATAGCTAAAGGCCTAGCTGGTAACCAACCACAAGGCTCGCAACTATGGACCGCTCCAAGAGCCTCATTCGCCAACGTGGGCGACGCGGCTGCGGACGGCTATAATGCCGGTCGGGGTTTTGGCAAAGGTATAGTTAATGGCGTCCAAGGTATCTTAGACAAGATTAACGGAGCCATGAACCCAGGCGCGCACGATCCATTCAATATCGGAAGTTCTGGCCTAGGAGGTCTAGGCGGGGCTACTCCGTTCGACCCGTCCATGTTAGGTGGCGGTAATGGCAAAGGTCCTAAAGGTGGTAAGCTCGATAAGGTCGACGAGGTTGGCCTAAGTGACGAGTATATGAAGCTGATTAAGGACGTGGCCGAAATGAAATGGCAACAGACCTTTGTAACCCTAACGCCTAATATCGTCAATAACCTTGAGGTTAAAGATGACCGCGATACGCAAGACTTTATTGCAAAGTTCAACGACCAACTCTTAGATGTTGTCGAGAACCAAGCGAGCGGTCTGCTCCATAACTAATTAGGAGGTAGGCCATGAAACTATACATTAAAGGCGAGGACGGAACGCTCTTTGAGTTGCCAGTCCTCCCCGAAGAAATCGAAGTGGACGAGAATCAAAAGATAGAGACCGTCGAGGTATTGAGTGCCGGTGAGATTCCTATCCCTGGCTATCAAAGCCTCGTTAAGTTCTCTATATCCTCATTCTTGCCGACGGTCAAGGACGGTAACTATATCTCTAATGGAGTAGATGCCTTGACGATCATTGACAAGCTAAGACGTTGGAAGAAGTCGAATACGCCGGTGAGGGTTGTCCTCACTGGGCTATTCGGCGCAAACATGAAAAACGCCAATGTCAACGAGTTGTACTTGATATCTGACTTTAAGACTGGTTCCGCCTTTGGATATGAGACGGATATCAAATACTCCATTACCTTTATCGAGTGGAAAAAGCTGGCTCCTCGCAAGTTAGAGGTTCCTAAGCCTAAACCAACCGAACCGGAGAAGAAACCGCCGGCTATTGTGACGCCTCCGCAACCACAACGGCCGCCAACTACTCCGCCAAAGCCAAAAGAAGCACCTAAACGCTATCATACCGTAATCTGGGGCGACTGCCTCTGGAAGATAGCGCGCAAGTATTATGGCGACGGTGCTCAATGGCGAAAAATCTATGAGGCCAACAAGTCCAAGATTAAAAATCCTCATTGGATCTATCCTGGACAAGTGTTCTTGATACCATGACGGCAGCCGAAAAGATTAGCCTTGTAACTCAAAACATAAGCGGAGGCGAAATTTACGACTTGGCGCCAGTCACTAAGTCGATTAACTGGAAAACCAAGAGGGCCGGAGCACCGGCAAGTCTTGAGTTGGAAGTTATAACTGACATACCGTTCGACTATGGCTCGGTCATTGTCTATATGGCAGACGACCACAAGCTATTCGCCGGCAAGTTATTCAAAATCAAAAAGGCCAAGAATAAACAAGTAACCTATGTCTTTTACGACCAGTTAAAGTACTTGCTCCGCAATAACTCTTACGTTATCAAGGACAAGACCTTGGCGGACGTCGTCAAGATGATAGCGAATGATTATAGTCTGGACATTGGAGCGCTCAATGCGCCTAATATCAAGTTGCCTACTCTGCTCAAAGAGGACAAGTCGGCGATTGATATTATTCAAGAGTGCCAAGACCAGATTATGATTAACACCGGCCGATTGACCGTCTTTTGGGACGACGTCGGGAAGTTACGCTTGGATATGCCGGAGAACTTACGCATACGGACCGTCCTAGCCGACGCGTCGATTATCTCCGACTTTTCATGGGAAGGCTCAATCGAGGACTCCGCAAACTTAGTTAAATTGGTCCAGGATAACAAGCAAGCCGGTCGGCGTGACGTCTATATCCAGTACGATTCCAACTTGCAGAAAAAATGGGGTATTCTTCAGTTCTATAAGAAAGTAGACGAGAAGATGAACGAGGCACAGATTAAGCAAATGGCCGAAATGTACCTTAAGCTAAAGTCCAAGCCGGCCGAAACGGTCACGCTATCGTTTTCAGTCGGGGACTACGACTTTAGAGCCGGTCGAGCAGTCTATGTGGATGTCAAGGAAATCAATTTACATGGTTGGTATCTACTAGACGAGGTAACGCATAAGGTAGACGCTACCGGACATAGCATGGAATGTAAGCTATTTATTCCAAGGGAGGGGGCTAGCTAATGGCAGAGTTCGATATTGAGTTACTCAAGAAACTCATTGAAAAGACGGTTGCTAATATGCAGCCGGCTTCTATGGCTACTGGCACAGTTGTTAGTATCAACCCTCCTAGAATAGCTATCGACAACAAGAATAACCTTGTGATACCAGAGGAGCTATTTACGATTACCTGGGGAGGCAAGCTAACCTCCGAGTACTTGAATAAAAAGGTCTTTATGATGCGCCAAGACGGTGGCGGACATTATTATGTCCTAAGCGGTGGCTATGAATACCAAAAGGTGGGTCAAACCATTTACGGTAACCTAGGCACGACCGTTAACTTTGACGTGCCAGACCGCCTCAAGTTTATGGAGCAGATGATTAGGCTCTGTGTCAAGTATGCGCGGAACCTCAAAGCCTCGGTGTCTATCGCCCAGGCTATGCTTGAGAGTGGCCTAAGTCCTACTAATAAAGGTAGCGGCCTAGCCCTCAAGTATAATAACTGGTTCGGTATCAAGGCCGGCAGTTCTTGGACTGGTAAAGTGACGAACCTATCCACGCAAGAGGACAACGGTAGCGGTGGCCTATACACGATACAGGCCGGTTTCCGGTGGTATGACTCAATGGAGGACTCCGTAAAGGACCATGAGGCGATTTTCGACTCTGCCTGGGCCAAAAGCCACTATGCGAGAGTACTATCCGCTACGACTGCGGAGGCTCAATGTTATGGCCTCCAGGGGACATACGCGACCGACACAGCCTATGCCGGTAAGTTGATTAGGATAATTAACTCCTACGACCTCAAGAAGTTTGACGACCTCAAGCCAGCTAATGCCACAGGTACTAACGAAAAGCTAGAGGCCATGATTGCATGGTTTCAGTCGAAACTCGGCAAGGTGTCCTACTCTATGGCTGCTCGCGGTGGCCCTTACTCTTATGATTGCTCTAGCGCGGTATTTAGTGCCATGAAACATGCCGGTATCGTGCCAGCCGGTACGCCATTAGGCTCGACTGAAACGCTATTCGGTATGCGTGGCAGATTGCTCAAGGAGATTAGCCGGTCAGAGGTCCGCCGAGGCGATATCTTTGTCTCCGGTGTTCCTGGCTATTCGTCCTATGCCGCCGGTCATACAGGCGTGTTTATCGACAACCAAAGAATTATCCACTGCACCTATTCTAAGAATGGTATCGCAATCACTCCGGCAGCCGGTTGGATGGGGTCGCCGCCTCATTATTACCGATTGCAGATTTAGGAGGTGCAACATGACAAATGATATTAACCGGCTATTAAGCCAGGTTACCGAAGTAATCAATGAAAAGCCGATTGAACCGTCTTTGACGCTTGACGAAACTAATATTTTTAGAGAGCTAGACGGTCTGGAGGCTTTGCAGCAAACAATCAATCATATCTTAACCACAGAGCGGTATTCGCTATCTATCTATGATCACAGGTACGGCGTCGAGTTCGACCAGTACATAGGCCAGCCAATGGATTTCGTAAAAGCGGACATCAACCGCTCAATCAAAGAAGCGCTCATGGAAGACGACCGAATTAACGACGTCCATAGCTTCAGTCATGAGGTCCAAGGCTCTGAATTGCATGTTTCCTTTGTGGTTGATAGCAAACTAGGACTATTAAATGGGGAGGTGCAACTTGCTAAAGATTAAGACTTATGACGACATCATGGCGGACGTCCTCGGCAGATTTCCGGATAAATTCGACAAGCGTCAAGGCTCCACGCTCTGGAATCTATGCGCGCCTCTAGCACAAGAACTAGCTATTCAGTACGCGCAACTAGAGGACATGGAGCGCCAGTTCTTCCTGGATACCTCGGAGGGCGACTTCTTGACACGTCTAGCGGCTCAGTTTGGTGTGACTCGCTTGCCAGCCACATCGGCCATTAGAGAGGTCCACTTCCAAGAGTCAGTGCCAATTGGTACGCGCTTCTCAGTGGTGGACAGCACGCACAACTTCCGCGTTTTAGAGCACAAACCAAGTGGCGAGTATCTGCTAATTGCAGAGACACCTGGCAAGGAGGCTAATAGCGTGGATGGGTCGCTTATCAACATTGACGTCCTCCAGGAGTTCTCCGGCGCAATTCTAGGCAACGTGGTCGTGCCTGGGGAGGATATCGAAAGCGACGACGCATTAAGAGTGAGAGCGACTAAGTACATTAAGACGCCAACTCTGAACGGCAACTTGGCCCAGTACGAGAAATGGGCTGACGAGTTCGAGGGGGTTGGTTCTGTATTTATGCAGCCGCTACATGCCGGACCGAACACTCTCAAGCTATCCATTACAAATGCCAACGGCGAGGAGGCTAGCCAAGAACTGGTCAAGAGGTTCCAAGACTTCTTGGACCCAGAGCCCAAAGGCCATGGCAAAGGTGTCGCACCAATCGGCGCCTATGTAACCGTTGAGTCAGTCGCTGGTCTTGGCGTTCGTATCGTTGCGGACATCAAGATTAGAGATGATGCGGACATTGAGGCTATCCGGGGGGCTGCACGTAAGGCGTTAGCCGAGTACCTCAAGACCGAGGCATTTCAAGAAAAAGAACTTCGCCATTACAAGATTGCGACCATTATTGACCGCTTAGACGGAGTTAAGGACGTAGACAATCTGACCATCAACGGTTCTAATACCTCAGTCGAATTACAAGCCGAAATCTTGCCGAAATTAAGCGAGGTGGTCCTCAATGTCGGATAGCAAACTTGTCAAGGATAGGATGCTAAACGCTAGTCCTATCCGCGATTCTAAAGTTGAGGCCCTTATCATGGCTCAAGTGCCGGAGGCGGAGCTTATCACTGACATCATAGAGGCCGAGCAGACGTTACTATTTCTGCCTTATGCAGACGAAGGCCATATTGCTCGCTGGGAGGCCTCGCTTGGCATGAAAGCCGTATCTATCGACCTGGAGGAGCGACGCCGGTATCTAATGACGATTATCGGCTCGAAGCTCAAGGTATCGACAGACACGCTATCCGAACTATCCAAGCGGTTTACAGGCGTTCAGTCGCTTGTGACCGTTGAGGGTTCGAATATCAAGATACGGTTCCTGGGCGAATTACCAAAGGTATCGCTTAACCGATTCACTAACTACATTAAGACCATGGTTCCGGCCCACTTAGGGGTTGGCATGAATGTCGAGGCTCCAATGCAGAGCCATGTATACACGTATGCTAGTGTGCCAAGCCACAATAGCACACTCAAACTTTAAGAGAGGAGCCAATCAATGAGTAAATACTTTATTCAACCGGTCATTACAAAAGCCGGAAATGACGAGCTTGCGGCCGCTATCGGTAGCAACTCGCCTATCACTTTTACGCGTGTCGTCCTTGGCTCTGGGCGCCACACAGGCGACCTAAAGACTATTACCAATGTCAAGACACCGGCTATTACTCTACCGGCCTTGCAGTCGGTATTAGCAGGGGCTACTGGCTTCCATGTCTTGGGTCGCTTAGATAACTCAAATGTCACTACCGAAACTACCATAACCGAGATTGGCGTCTTTGCTAAGGTTGGGTCACGCGCGGAAGTGCTCTATATGTACACGAGCGCCGAGGCCGGAGACCTCATTCCACCACGTCGGGAGGCTATCTTGGTCCGAGACTACGAGTTCGACGTTCGTATCGCCGATAATGGACAACTAACAGTCCAATACTCTAATGACACACAGACCATTTACGCCAAAAGAGCCGAATTAGACGCGGTAAGTGCCAAGGTTGACGAAGTAGCCAAGGCCTCTTATGACAAGGCAGAGGGCCAGGCCTTAGCAGCTAAGGCTGAAAAGGTAGGTCAAGACCTAACGGTCCACAAAGGTGACAAGTCAAACCCTCATGGCGTGACTAAATCGCAAGTTGGCTTAGGCAACGTGGACAACGTAAAACAGGCTAGCAAAGCCGAGTTTGACAGCCATGTTCTTAGTGCCGGTATACACGTCACGACCTCGGATAAGGCTTTTTGGAATAGTAAGGCCAATGGAGCAGACCTTGACGGCCATACCAACAACAAGAACAACCCTCACGAGGTCACGAAATCGCAAGTGGGGCTATCTAATGTCGATAACGTAAAACAGGCTACCAAGACTGAGTTTGACGCTCACAATGGCGATAACAACCGCCACGTAACCGCTGCGGACAAGTCTAACTGGAATAGCAAGGCTAATGGCGTACACTCGCACCCCACTAGCCAAATTGTCGGATTAGACCAAAAGCTAGCTGGATACGACGGTCACATTGGCAACAAGAGCAACCCTCATGGCGTAACCAAGGCTCATGTGGGCCTGGGTAATGTGGCGAACGTCGAACAAGCGTCTAAAGTCGACTTTAACGCCCTTAAGGCTAACTATGACCGCGAGGTTGGTTCACTCAATCGATACCGTATCAACAATGGTGGTGCTGCCAGATACGAGTGTCCGAAAGGAACTGACCTAGGCGCGTTTCTCAAAGGTTCGACCATCCCTGTTGGTCTATATGTCATTAAGGACCTCAACACGAACCGCTATCTGCGAGTAGTGAAGCAAGACGCATCTAACATCTATTGCGACTCCATCATGGGAGAGGGTCATTACATCTACGTGATCCACAACAACCAGGTGCTAGGCTGGCAACAAGACGGACCGGTTTCAGGCGAAAACAGCAATGGCTACTGGACTAAATTCCCAGACGGCACACTGATTTGCTGGGGTTTGCCTCGTATTGATTATGGCGGTACGGTCTACTCACCAATTAGTACGATTACCTTCCCTGTGGCATTCGTAAAGCATCCAGGCATAAGCGTCAACGTCTATCTTTCGCCAGCTTCAGAGTCGTATAAACGTTTGCCGGGGGTCAACTTGGTAGACCAGAATTACAGGAACTTTAGCTTCACTGTAGGGGATAACTCCGGTGGTCGTGCCGGGTCTTATATGTGGGCCTACTGGATTGCTGTTGGGAGGTGGAAATAATGAAAATTAGATTTACGGAGCAAATTGGCAATGGTGAGCGCGTTGCCTACGAGATTAACAACGCGCATGTCTTAAAGGTCTCTATCACCTTGCCAGGGCAAGAGACGAGCGTCCAATTTATTGATTTATCCAAGATTGACCTGGATAAGAAATGGTACTGCTCAGAGTTAATCCAATCGGTCGAAAAAGTGGGTGACGACATTGGTGTGACACTTGTTCACGTCATGGCTGAGACGGACCCTCCGCTCGAAAAAGCCATGACCGAATGGCACGAAGCTAAGACGTCAGACTTCGTTATCGACCAACCTGTAAAAGAATTACAAGGACAGACCCAGGGTACGGAGGAGAGCCAAAGCGCCGGCCTCGTTACCGTCGAAGAAATGGAACGGCGCATTACAGTAGCAGTTGCTCGTGCTTCTAAAGAAATTTATGAGACGGTCAACTCACTACTTGGAGAGGGCCCTGTCCATGAAGAAACTACTTAGGCCCATCTCCCTAATTATCTCTGCTTATTTGATTGGAAAGGGGGTGAAAACAATGGCTAAACCACGCAAAAAGTTCCGCTTCACAGCAGACAGTCCTATCGTCAAGGGTTGGATTTTCTTAATCCAATCAGGTCAACAAACGCTTGAAGACGTGCCGGACATGCTTAACTTGATTGAGTTAGTAGCTTCTATCCTTAAATTGGAAGAAGTTAACGAACCAGGTCAAGAACAAGGTACAGAGGCTCCACAGCCTAACATCTAATTATTAAGGGGCCTATATGGCCCCTTTTAATTTTTAAGGAAGGGGGAAATGTATGCCAGGGACCGCAAGCATTAGCTCTGAGGTGTTAGGATACATCATTGGCGTGCTTATTCCTGTTGCCGGTCTGTACTTGAATAACAAAAGTAAAATTACCGAGCAAGAGCATCGCATGACAATGATAGAAGCTGGTCAGAATTACATCCAAAAACTATCAGAACAAAACAGTCGTCGTCTCGATGATCATGATGAGCAGAACAAAATCACTTATCAACTAGTCGAGCAGATAAAAGCAATGAAAGAAGATTTAACTGAAATCAAGCAGAAGTTAAACTAGGAGGAATTTATTATGAACATCAATCTAAAACTACGTTTGCAGCATAAGGCTTTTTGGGTCGCTTTAGTCGGCCTAGTTGTTCTTTTAAGCCAACAATTAGGCGTTAAGATTTTCCCAGACAACATCGCAGACATCACCAATACAGTATTGGCTATTGGGGTGTTGGTTGGAGTTATCAATGACCCGACAACTGCAGGGTTGGGGGATAGCAATCAAGCTTTAGGATACGACAAACCTAAGGAGGACTAACGATGAGCAACAGCTTTATCGAGCAAATCGCGCCACTGGTCCAAAAGTATCCATCCAAGATATTCAACAGTGTGACGATAGCACAAGCTTGCTTAGAGTCTGCCTTTGGCCAATCTGATTTGGCCAGAGGTGGACGCAACTTGTTTGGTATTAAGGCATCTGCTCCATGGACCGGACCTGTGTTTAATAAGGATAGCCTGGAGGAGCGGTCTGGCGTCCTTAAGCCAGAAAATTCAGACTTTCGCTCTTACTCTACCATCGAAGAGTCCATTGCGGATCATGCAACTTTTATGGAGAGTACAGATTACCGCAAGAGCTACTATGCTAAGGTCCTTAATGCGTCAACGCCAGAAGAACAAGCACGCGCTCTTACAGGTACTTACGCCACTGACTCACGCTATGGCGAGAAGTTAATCAACTTCATCAATCAATACAATCTAAAGCAATATGACGCACCTGCGCCATTATCAACGCAAGGGGGAAGTAAAGTGACAATCGCTTATCCTGAAATTATCAACGACTCTATGTTCGGTGGTATGGCCGGTCGACGGCCAACAGAAAGACCTAAGTATTACATCATGCACAACGATGCAGGCGGTGCTAACTACCTAGGTTACCGGTCATGGCTCAAATCTCGCATTGCAGCAGGTGAGTCTGACAAAGGGTTCGCGCATTACTACATCGACCGTAAAGGTATCTTGCGAGTAGAAGATACTTACAACGGTACCTGGTCTTGCGCCAACTACGATGCTAACATGAACTCTATCGGCTATGAGGTAAACGAACAACTCAAGGCATCGGATGAAGAGTTCTTAGCTAACGAAGACATGGTCTTGCGTCAAATGGCTGAGGATATGACCTAGTATGGTGATACTCCAAACAGTTCCAACATTCGTTTCCACAATGAGTTTTCTTCTACTTCATGTCCTGCACGTTCCTTAGAATTGCATGGCGGGTCTAACGAGTCGTTGCGCCAATACGTTATCGACAGAATTAAGTACTATCAATCTCTAGGCTCAACAGTCCAAGAAATGATTGATGCTGAAAATGGCGGGGCTACAAAGGCAACCAAGCAACAGACTGGTTGGATTGACAAAGTAGAGGACGGTAAGAAACGCTGGTGGTTCCGTAACGAGGACGGTAGCTACAAGAAATCAGAGTGGTACGAAGAGTACGGTAATTACTATTACTTCGATGATGAAGGTTGGGCTGCACAAGACTGCATCAAAGAAATCGATGGTAAGAAATACCACTTCGGCCCTAACTGTGTTATGTCTGTAGGGTGGAAAGAACTTGAAGACAAATGGTATCACTTCAACCGTCGTGATGGCTACATGGAAACTAAGACCATGGTCGAAGGTAAGGATGGTAGACTATACTATCTTACTGAAGACGGGTCTATGCTATCCAACACCGATGTAAAAGTCGCCGAGGACGGTTCTCTTATCGAGTCCACGACCGGCAAGCCAATCGGCACAATGTAGGTCTATTAAATTAGACTAAACAAAAAAAGTCCGTTATTCCGGACACTTTTTATGACATCCCCTGGGCATATGCCTGGGGGTCTTTTTTATTTTCCTTCAACTATTGCAAAATATGCAACAGTTGGCTTAGCTTCTATTTACGGTTTTTGGCCCAAAAGTGTATTTTCATATCAAAAAAATAGGCTAAATACATAAAAAAAGTGAATAAAAGTGTTGACTACTACCTATAAAGGTAGTATAATAAGAGTATAGAAAGGAGGAAAACGATACGGAAAGGAAGGAGGAGCAAGATGGCTAAGCACGACAAAAAGCCACTTGATAAAAAGTACGAGGTAACCATTGAACTAAACCTATACATACTTAAAATCAAGTGGACCATAAAGTGGGAAGCGTAAGCTTCCTACACCCCTCCGGGGGTTATGCTTAGTATATCATAAAAAAAGATGAAAATGAAGAACTTCAAAATCGAATTCAAAATCGAGCGCACGAAGCCTGATTGGAAGGCTCTAATCGGATGGATTATCATCATTGGTGCTTTGTGGCTAGTGTTTAAGTAGGAGGCGTACAATGAGGGCAGATTTAGACAAGATTAAGTGGCTGATGGAGAACCAAAGCATTTACTCAATCAGCAAAGCAACCGGAATCAGCCAAACGACGCTAGGCCCATACAATTTGGGCCAGCGAGACTTTGGCAACATGACATTAAAGAACGCCAGTACGCTGACGGAATACGCAGAGAAGCTAATGGAGGATGACAACAATGTGGACGGCAGAGGAGCAAGCAAGACTAACTAAATGCATGGATGGTGATTATGCCGACATCTGCGAATGGTCCGCTTATACGGTTACTCCTAACAAATTCAAACTGCCACATCCAGACTGGACAGTTGATAGTGTGAGCAGCGAGGATAAAGCACTTGTGGCTAAAATCCATAGAGCCATTGCTAGCCAACCGGTCTCAACATCTCCACTCTATCGTTTTGAGCGAGCATTCCACAATGAAGACTTGTACGGCAACGGCCAAGAAGGTGACCTCATCACATTGCCCATCCGCTCAACTTCTCGCATTGACTTAATGGCCAATATTGACCGTCAAGAAGGCGTCCAAGGTCTGGAAAAGGACGACTACTACGCCAATCCAAATGGGAACGACTACCGATTCATCGAGTACCGGTTCTTATCATCCAAGAGCTTGGACATCTCAGCATACGCGCCTAAGGCTTATGCTGACCAACAGGAAGAGTTAGTAGCTGGCACATACCGCATTGTCAAAATAGAAAATAAAGCGCGTCGTTACGGCGAGTTTGAAGAAACTCGTGTAAGCTATACAGAGCTTGTGGAGCGAGAAGGTCTAACAGTTGATCATCGTGTAAGCAAGAAGGGAAATGAGATTGTCGCTTTCGAGTACAACGGCAAGCCAATGACATGCCCAGCAGATAAGATGGAAACAACCTTTGTAACCGAGGTAAAGGCTATACCTAACCAGTTGGCACGCAAGGTCTTTTATCTCGAGTGGGCAAGTGACCTTTAA